CATCCTCGACGCTGGCTTTGCCCTGCGCTGCGCCGCGGCGAATGGCCTCGAATGCCTCTTTTGCTGAGTCCCGGGCAGCGTTCAGCGACGCTTGGGACTGAATGCCAAGTCGACCGAACTCATCGTTTAGCGGATTTATGGCGTTGGTGATCTCGCGGATGCGCGCGTTCAGTGCCGACGCGGCGCGAGCGGCCTGGTCGAAGCCGACCTTACCCTGCTGCCCGGCCCCCTCCAAGACAGCACCCAGCGCCTTGGCCTCATCCAGCGTCGCGACATTTCCGAGGGCCGCCTTGAAGGCCGTTTCAATCTGCGCGCTGGTTGCCCGCGCATTCTCGGTAATCGCCGAGAACGCAGCAATCGCGTCACGGCCCACCTTGCCAAAACTCAGGCCAACCTGCTCTGCGGACACGCCCAGTTTCTGCAGTGCCGCTATTAGCGTCTGGTCGAGCACAGCCGCGGCATTGATCGCACCACTGGGGAGAGCGGAGAATGCGTTCTTGGAAGCCTCTTGGAATCGGAGCAGTTCCTCGCCCGACAGCTGCTGCAGAGCCGCAAGCAATCCGTCCCGTACATTACGACCGGCAGCAGCCCCTTGATCTGCAACATGCGCCAGCGCAATCCCAACGTCACCAAGAGCAACACTGTCAGCGAAATTGAGGCTCTGAAACAGCTTGCCGATCTCGGTTGATGCCAACCGGGCATTGCTGTCGATCCCGCCCAGCTGAGCACCCGAGCCGATCCCGCTCTCCAGCGCCTCGCCCGCCAGCCTGACCCCCTCGGATACCGCCGCATAGCCCTGGTGCACACCGACGAGAGCCGCCTGGACAGCCTTGAGCTGTTCCAGCTGCTCATCAGTAGCAATTCCCAGCTCTTTCTGACGTTCCAGAAACCCGAACTGCGCCGCCAAGTACTGCTTCAGTCCGTCCAGACTTGAAATATAGGCGACTCGCTGAGCCTCGGTCATCGCAGCCACTTCGGCCGAGGTCTTGACCGACACGTCACGGTACTGGATCAGGGAGTTTGCAACTTCCTTTCGCGCAACGGCTTCCCGATACATCTCCTCCCGAAGCTGCCGGCTGAACTCGCCCGCTTGCTTGGTTGCTGCGCTGTTCTTCCCCAGTTCCTCGCCCAGCGCCTCTCCCATGGACTGAAGTCCCTTGGTGACCAACTCCAGTCCCAACAGGGCCACGGTAATGGGCACAGCACGAGGGATCGTCTTCAGGATGTTACCGAGCGTCATTGCGCTACGACCGGAGGCATCGGTCGCTGCAGCGTTGGCGAGCTGTGCCCGCGTCGATGCTACCAAAGCGATGCGCCAGGTGTTGAGCTGGACGATGGCCTTGATGATGGTGAAGGTCGCATACGCCTTCGCCATCGTGATGATCGCGCCGGAGTGCTCCATCACAAACTGCGTCGCCCCCTTGGCGGCATTGGCCAGGGTCACAATCGCATCGGCGGTCTGCTTGGCCCAACGCGTCAGCGTGCCGTCCTTGGCGAGCCGGTCCACAGTGGCCAGCATGTCGGTGAGCTGTGCCTTGAAATAGGTCAGCACGCCTTGGTCGGCAACCTCCTGCTTCCAATCCTTGAAACGCTCAGTGGCATCCTTCCACAGGCCGGCGATGGTGCCGACCTTGGCTGCTGCCGCAGCACCGCCATAGGATTCGTTGAGGACGTCCAGGATGATGGTTTGAGCCTCGGCAACACGTCCGGTGGCCTCGAGCTGCTTGATCAGCTGCTTCTGGCTCTCCTCCAGGGTGAAACCCTGCTTGCCCAGCGACTCCATCGCCTTGGACGGGGTTTGCAGCGCCTTGCCCACTATCTCCGCAGATTGCTCCAGGCTCATACCCAACCGCTGGGCCTGGTCGATCGTGATCTGCATCGCGGCGGGGAACTGCTCCCCGACGATGTTGGTGTACGAAAGCAGCCGGACCTGCGCGGCGGATATCTGGCCGTCATCGAACAAGCCACCCTGCAGCTGCTTGCGCATCGCGGCGAGCTGGCTGGCGGTGAACTCGCTCTGGCGCCCCGTGGCGGCCAGCGCCGCCTCCAACTGGGCCAGCTCCTGCTCGGCATCACTGCCCTCGGTGATGATGGACTTGATGCCGTCCACCAGTTTGCCGAAGCCGATAAAGCCCAGCGCCGTGGCGGCCACGCCCTTGAGCTTGTTCAGGATCGAGCTGGTGGCCGTCGCTGCGGTTCCGAGCTCGGCCGTATCACGCGCGGCTTGGTTCGCGCGCTCCCGGTAGGCCCGCAGGGATTCTGCCGCGGCGGTGCTGGCCTTGGCCTGCCCGCGAAAACTGGCATCGCTCTGCTCGATCTGCGCGTTGCGCTGGCGGGCTTCTTTGGCCGCCTGGGCAGAAGCCTTGGCCTGCTCGGTGAAGGCCTGCGCGGTGCGCGTGGCCTCGGTGCGCAGGCGCTGCTGACCTGCAACCAGCTGGGTGGTGTCCACGCCAAGCTCGCGCAACTCGGTGTCGGCCTTGGCGACCGCCTCCCACTGTTTGCTCAGGCTGGCCTGCAGCTTGTCGCCCTCGGCGCGAAGGGCCTTCTGGGCGCTGAGCAGCTCCTTGGAGGGCTCGACCGTCTCGCCGATCTTGAGGCCCAGCTCCAAGGCAGCGCGCTGGTTGGCGTCAAAGCGCTGTTCCAGCTCGCTCAGTGTCTGCATCATGCCATCAAATGCTTCCGCCTTTCCGGCGGTGGCATTGAGGTCGGCCAGTTTGTCTACCAGCTTTGCGGTGTCGGCGCCTACGTCTTCGGCAGCCACGCCCATTTCGACCAACGCCTGGCGCAGATCGTCCACACCCTCGGTGCCGCTGGTTTCAAGGACCAGCCTCAGCGCTTCTTCAAATGCGGGCGTGCCTGCCATCAACGCTTCCTCTTTCGTGCCAGCGCTAGCTGGCGGATCAGTTCGGTGTTGCGATACAGATTCATTTCCCTGGCCAACCTCTTGGCCACCACCTCGCCCTCACCCATCACCATCTGGAAGGCACTCGCGCCGGTAAGGGTTCGCAGCTTGCGACGCCCGTCGCGCCCCGAGGGCGCGGTGGCATCGCGGGAGAACTGGCGTACCACCATGCGGCGCTGCCCACCGATCCGCGCAATAAATGCCGAGGCGTAGACCTTGCGCATGCCCACTTGGATGCCCGCAGTGGCACCAGCAGTCTTGCGGCCGCCCCATCGCCCGCCAAACCCAATAAGGGGCAGCTTCTTCGTTGAGGCGTTGAGGGAAAGGTATTCCCCCTCCTCACCAAGACCAGAGCGGACAGTAAACCGTCCACTAAGATCACTTGCCCGGACGGTGTAAACCTCTCGGATCGCTCTCTTTGCAGCTGGCTCAAAGCGACGACGCACCGATGCGATCGAGCGCGCATCGGCTTTGGCGATGGCGGTCTTACTCGCACCATCCACCAGCGCGGCAAAGCGAGCCAGAGTCCCCGCGCTGGTGCGCCCGAACATGGAGCTACGGGCCATCAGTGCACCTTGCGTAGGAGCGGCGGCACCCCGAGGGGCGCCGCCGCGCCCAGACCCTGAGAGGCCTGGACGATCATCAATCCACCTGCTGCTCGTACACCTTGAAGGTGTACAGGGCGGTTTCTTCCGAGCGGAACACGACCGGTCCGGTCAGGGTCAGCTGGATTGGCTCATCGCTGAACCAGTCCACGTCACCGTCAACGGTGAAGTCAACCTGCGGAATCCGCAGCAGACCTTCATCACCACCGATGCGGTCCTGAACGTCGCCGATGATCATGAAGGACTTGTTCGGCACCGCGCCGCCATTGATGGCCGTTTCCAGGTAGCCGTCGTAGCTGTAGTCCAGGGTCAGCACGTCACCGTGCTCAATAGCACCGCCCGCCTTGGGAATCAGCAGGCCCTGGCGGTTGTCAATGGTGTAATCGGTGCCCACCTCCAAGGTGGTGCTTCCTTTCTTGACCACCGCCGCCGGCGTGGCCAACACAAAGCGGTGGCCCAGCTCGACCGGCGCATCCTTGCTGTGGATGGTGACCGCTTGATCGGTCACCTGGCCTTCGGCCACGGTGCTGGTGACCGCACTGCCGTAGAGCATGCGGGCCAGGAATCCGACCGGAACTTCCAACGCGCCGACCGTCACGTTGGTAGTACCCGGGTTGGCGTCGCGGTGGATGATTTGGCCGTAGCGATCATCGCGGCGCTTGCTCTTCACTTCGGTCGTGTCGCCGGCCTCATAGCCGAACGTCAGCGAGCTCTGTTCGAGCGGCTTGTTGCCGAAC